CATTACTAATCTCTAGTGCCTTTCTTTTTAACCAAGGGATAGAGGTCTCCATAGCTTTATCTGCAAAGTCGTGCGCTTCTTTTATGGCTTTATCTAAATCCTTCATACACCCTCCTAAAATGGAATGTCTTCAGTTATAGGCGCAGCAGCAGGGGCAGCAGATCCGCCCTCAGTGTAAATCACTTTGCAGTTGCCCAGAATAGGCGGACGCTCTTCGCCAGCTTCTCGCTCTTCTTTAGTCTGAGATTGTGCGATGAAACCATGGTTGCCATACTGGTCTTCATTAGCAGGATCGATAAAGGTAGTCAGGTTCATATAGGTTCCTTTCTCTCCCTTATAAAGCCGCGCTTTGTCGATCTTGGTTACGTCTATGCTGATTGTGATTCCTATCTTGCTCATTTTAAATTCTCCACTTCGGAAATTATTTCATCTACAGCAGCCTGGACTTGCACTGCCAACTGGGTAATGAACTCTTCATCACGCTCTACACGAACTACGAAGGGTTTCATATCGGGATGGTAAGACATAAAATCCCACCACTTGCGATCTGTTATCCACATACACCCCTGAACTTGGGCGTAGTGTTTACTTGGGCATACTTTCTTTCTGGCCCATTCTATATGGTTATGCGCTGCTGGGCACTTAATCTCTAATCCGCCATCACCAACCAATCCATCAGGACTACAGCCAAACTCACCAGAGTCATCCAGGATAAACCCTACCTCCTCGACCTGTACATTATACATAAACTCGTAGGTCTCTCTGGCTTCTGGCTCTAAATCAGTGCCACGCTGCATGGCATCAGTGACAAATAGAGGCTCAGAGTACCCCATCAACCTCTCGGCTATAAGGGTGTTGATGTATTTATCAGCGGATGTGCTAGGCTTGCCCTTGGTGGTAACTAGCTTATGAAACTGACTGGCGCTAGGTCTACCCAGTCTAGCCGCCAGCCATTCCTGTGTGCCCTGCTCGGCTTCAAGAATTTTCACTTTGTGCCTTCTTGTTTAGCATAGCTAGGGCGCGTTCAAACTGTACAGCAGGCATATCATCTACCGATGTACACTTAAACACCTGGCAGAACTTCTGCACATCAGACTCAGTGACTTCCAGCAGGGCCTTGAGTTGCGCCGCCTGATTACCAGTAACAGGTGCATCTTTGACTGCGCTAGGCAGGTCTTCACCAGCGTACAGGTATATGCCTAATCCAAACATAGCGATACACTTCACTAGGCAGCGCATACGGGCATCCGATATGTCTCTGGACGTAGGGCCAACAATAGATTTGTTTCTATTATCCATTACTGGCAGCCACATAGTGTGGGTTATACCCTCGACAGTGACAGCCACAGAGACTTCTACTGTCTCTCCGCACAAAGTCATTGGATCACTATACTCATAGGTGGCATCAGGGTAATGCTCCATTAAGGTCTGCCATGCCCACGCCCATGATAGGTAGGATAGGTTGCCCTTCTTTTCTACATGCTTGCTACAGTCTATTGCTGATAGCGTTTTCCATACATTGCTCATTGTTCTGTCCTCGCTGTTTGTGTTTGCTCAAAAGCATATTGCTTGCCATAGCCGTCATAGTAAGACTCTGACTGGCCTTCAAGCGCCTCATAACCGTACAGGCAATCAAGCTCCCCACGGTCAAATTCATTCAGATCATTAGCGTCCATTACTGCCCCCTCGCGTAGCCTTGAAATTCTTCTTCTGGAACCTTGTAATACCGTGCGTACACGCCATTTATAATATCTTCAAGTGTACTCTCAAGACCCATGTATATATCATCGCGCATCTTAATGCTTAATGTTTCTGCCTTTGAGTGTAGGTATAGGTGATCCAGAAATTTTTCTTGGTCATGGCATGACAGCGGCAGGTAATCATCTCTCCAGCTTGGCATGGCTTTGAGCCATTGATAGCAAAGCTCATCTTTATGTTGATCTGTTAGGTCAATGATGTCGCCAGTAAAGTTTTTTGCTTCACACTCATACTTGTGCATCGAGTCCCACAAGAACTCTTCAAATTGTGCAGTACCTTTTTTCATAACGCTTCCTCTTGTTTGTGTGCTTATCATCATACCTACCTGTAAATAGTTGTCAATAGCCTGTTGCAAATTATTTTGCAAAGCAATATGATGTCACCTAATTCATAGGAGAACACAGATGGACATTAACAAATCATTGGACTTTTTCATGGCGCATGAAGGTATGAGCCAGGCTGACATGGCAAGACAGGGACATCTAAGCCCTGCAACTATTAGCCTTATTAGGAATGGACACAGAGACCCGAGCTTAAAGACTCTTATGGCATTTGCCTCGCTGTTCGCAGTGCCATTGTCTGTATTTATTCAGGCTGGTGAGCATGGATAACCCGGGCTACTACGCCAACATCCCTGCTAACGTAAGGTATGACAAGGAGTTGTCAGCTAACGCCAAGCTATTGTATGGGGAGCTAACCGCCTTGAGCAATAAGGAAGGATACTGCTGGGCTGGCAATCAATACTTCGCCTCTCTGTACGGGGTTACGAAGGTCACAGTAAGCACATGGATAGGCCAGCTTAAAGAGCGAGGCTATATAGATGTGCAGATGCAGTACAAAGAAGGTAGTAAGCAAATTCTTAATAGGTATATAAAAATATCTGGGGAGGGTATTAAAGAAAATCTTAATACCTCACAAAGAAAATCTTATGACCCTATTAAAGAAAATCTTAAAGATAATAATACAATTAATAATACATCTAATATTACAGTTAATAAGGGGGAAGCAAGTTCCCCAGCTACACCAGGGAAGTTTGTTCCACCTACTATCGACGAGGTAGTTGATTACTGTAATCAAAAGATGAATGGTGTTGACCCATATAAGTTCTGGCACTTCTACGACTCTAAGGGCTGGATGGTTGGGAAAAACAAAATGAAAAAGTGGCAGTCTGCTATAGCCACTTGGACTAAAAAGGAGAGACCGGATGACAAATATAAACGCCCTAGTGAAACAGGCAGTAAGTGGCTCGACCTCAACGCGGAGTTCTAGGACTGAGGAAGAGACTCAAGCTGTTAACTATTTGTTTGGATTGATGGCCGTTGTTTTCGGCGATAAGAAGATGAACGTCACCTACCCTGACAGTATGTTGGTCGCCACAAAAAGCATGTCGGCCCATCAGATAGCGGGGTTTAGTAGAGGGCAGATTGATAAGGGCATTGCATTTATTAAGTCAGAAAGAGAAAAGGGCAATCCAGAGTTTGAGTGGCCTAACCTGGATAGGGTTGTTGGTGCTATTAAGGAGGCTAACAGGCATAGGCCGTTACACCAGATGTATGAGAAGCCAGCCGCACTGATTGGGCATGATAAAACAAAGGCCGATGAAGCTGCTGAAAAGCACTTGGCTGAATTAAAAAGCATTTTTAAATAACACAAAGAGGAAATACCATGACACAGCATGAACGAGTATTAGATTATTTGACTGACGGAAAGAAGCTAACCTGCCTTAACGCATTCGCTGAACTGGGAATCACCCAGGTTGCATCGAGGATTCTTGAGTTAAAAAGAGAAGGCTATACGATCCTGAAAAACAACATCAAAGTTACTAATCGTTATGGTGAAAAGGTTACAGTCGCTGAGTATTACATGGAGGAACAGTAATGAAACATCGCAATACGGTAAGAAAAGTGGAGTTTATCGGTAAGCATCCAGAGTTTGAGACTGGCAAAGAATACAGTTATGTTGAGTACAGCAATGGGATACATAATGCCACGGGCAAGAAGGTGCCGCCTAGCACCATAAAGCAGAGGCTATACAGGAAATCATTTTGTGAAACTAAAGACCTGAGAACTGTTGAAGAGAACATCAAAGGCCCCCGTCGTGGGCTAGGGTTTGATGGTCAGCGCAGGGCAGAGATACAAAGTGCTAGTCGCCTGGATAACAAGCAGGAGAGGATGATGGCCAAGTGGCTGAAGGTAAAACTATAATGCCAGAAGCATACACAGTTAATAGCGACCACACTAAGGAGTCTTTTAAGGACTTTGTTGATCAGCTCTGGGAAGGTAAGAACTACATACGATTCCAGTATACATTCGCCAAGAATAGGTCAGCAAAGCAACAGGCTGCAATGGAGGTGTACTTTAGACTGGCTGCTGAGAAGCTAAACGACGCTGGAGTGTACCAACAGATAGACACTAAGTTTTTCTCTGAGCCTATGGAGATACCTTGGACTCAGGAATCCTTTAAGAATATCTGGAAGCTGGTGCAGAACAAGATGTTCGACATATCGTCCACCACAGCCATACATTCAGACAAGGTGGCAAAGGTTTATGATGCAATGAATAGGGGCATTAGTGAACGCACTGGTGTCTACATTCCATTCCCTTCAAAGGATATGTTAGATGGCAATTAAAAGAGATGCAGCAGACAAGTGGTTTAGTGATGTGGTTAGAAAGAAAGCTGACTACCAATGTGAACACTGCAATAAGACTGGGGCCAGGATGGAGTGCGCCCACATATACGGACGAGCAGCTAAGTCTGTGCGCTGGAGCATGGATAACGCATTGTGTCTGTGCCACTACTGCCATATGAAGTTTACCGCTAACCCTTTTGAGTTTACCGCGTTCTGCATAGATACGTTTGGGGCTGGACACATGGAGATGCTGCGAGAGAAGTGGAATATCCTGATGCCAACCAACAAGAAGCTAAGGGCTGAGATAGCGAAACACTACAGAGAAGAGTTTAAGAAAATGGAGGCTGATGAAACTTATGAGCCTGTGTCATACAATTAGGAGAATATTATGAGCAAAGAAAATATTTTAGAGCAGATGTTAGACACCATAGAGAAGCACGAATATACAGACCTTCGAGAGCAGATGCTTAACATCCTAGAGTCAGCAGTATACGGTAATGCCAGTGGCTATGCCCGCAATGAGCTGCGTAATATGTGGCTAGACATTGAGGATAGGATTGCTGAAGATTCCACACCGCCAAATGAGGAGCAATTGGGCTTGCTTAACCCTGCGTTTGATGTAGAATCATAAATGCAATAACGCATTGCCCTGTTGTTATTGTACTCCCCTTTTG